TGCCGCTACAGGCGCTAGTGGTGCTGCAAAATTGGGAAGTGCTGCCGCTGCCGCTGCTGCTACTACAACCAAAACACCTCCTGCTGCCACCACAACGGCCAAACCAAGAAAGTTTAAAGTTGATAAGGCAGGCAATTATACTAGTCTTAAAACGGGTAAACCACTTACGGGTGCTGCACTTAAAACTGCACAAGCAACCACGGCGGCAGATGCTGCGGCAGTGGCCAAGAAATTTCCACGGTTTGGTGCATTGAGTAAATTTGCAACCAAAATACCAGTACTAGGTGGCCTTATCAGTGCCGGTCTAATTGCCAATGTATTAATGGGTGACGGCTCTAAAGATGATAAGATAAAAGGTGTCTCTGGCATATTGGGTGGTATCGGTGGCGCAGGCCTTGGTGCATTGGTTGGTTCATTGGTCGCACCTGGACTTGGAACAATTGCTGGAGCAATAATAGGTGGTTTGTCTGGCGATATGCTTGCAACAAGCCTGGCTGAATGGTTATTGGGTGGAAAATCCGATACATTAAAATCAGCGGCAAAATCACATGAATTGGCAACAACGCCTAATGTGAGAATGGATGCTGTATCAGATCCAAGATCAACAACGTATAAACCAAAACCTGCACGACCAATGAACGCTGAGGTGCTAGGTACTTTAACTGCTGAACAATCACAGGTTGAAGCAATGCGCCGTAATGGTCGTGGTGGTGGTTCTGCACCAATTGTGATCCAGGATAACAGTGTAAGGTCAAGTAGCAATAATAGCGCTCTTGCACTACCACCCGCAGCATCCGTTGATACTAGGTATAGCCATTCGGGTTATATTAGATAAAACTAAAAAGGGTCCCGAAGGACCCTTTTCTATGAGCGGTAATCAATCAATCGTCTTGTGCCAATTTGGCAAAATAACTCATAGTATCATCATCATCTGCACTCACATCGGCAGCGGCAACTGGTTCCTTAAATGTTGGAGCAGGCGCAGGTGTATTCATCATACGCTCCTCTTGAATTGAAGGTGAACCGGTTTCAGCAACCTGACCCAATACTCGTTGCAATTTTACTTGCAGTTCTGAGTATGATTTATAGTTCGCTGGGTCCAAGAACTCTTGCAATGGATGCATTTGGCCATAAATGGCTTCAAGTTTAGAATCATCATCAGACAGGGGTGCTGGGGATGAGAACTCTGACTTGTCGTAGTTACGGTAACCCTCGACCTGACGAATCTTTAATTTAAAGTCAGCGCCTTCCCAGAAATCAAATGGGTTGACGGCCTTTTCATCTTGAAACGCCGGTTGCATTACATCCATAATTTTATCGAAGATCTTTTTACCAAACTTAAAGAGCATTACTTTGCCCTCGTTGTCCGGATTGCTAGGATCACTTACAACGTATGCATTAACGACATAGTGTAGGCGACGCTTTTGAGCACGTGCAACTTCTTTATCGGATTCAATACCAGAGTTCCATAGTTTAGAGTTTAACTCACCTACAGGGTCGGCCTGGCCGATTGATGTGAGACTATTCTCAATATACCATTGACCCGTAGGGCCTTTGAATCCATGATCCCAGTAACGAACCCAAGGCAAATCCTCACCTGCGGCAGGCGGAAGAAAACGAAGTACGGCGTAACCGTTACCTGCCTTATCAACTGTTGGTTTCCAGAGCCGAGTGTCCTCGTAGGATTTTTTCTCACCACCACCAGTACTGCCACCGACCTTTTCGGCTGCGTTGATGAGTTTAGAGATTTGGTCGCGATTGCGCTTAAGATTTTCAAATGACATTGTATTTTTCCTTTGTATAAACTGAAGTGTAAATTGAAATATAATTATACCACATTTTTCGGATGTTGTACACTATTATATATCATCAAACGGAAGTGTATTTTGCTTGGGCAAATAATTTAATTCCCTCGCCTCTACTTCCAACTTATCACGGATAGCTGTGGAGACATATTTCTTTATTTCTTCGATATCAATAAAGTTTTTCTCACAAATACCAATGATAGCATCCATGTATGAAACACGATCCTTAATGACGGTTTCCTCTATTAGTTTTGAAAATTTCTGTTTATTTAAAAACTGACTTTCAAGGGTCATAACTTACCTTTATTCATTTACTATGGCTATGGCAATACCGGCTAGCCATGCGATAACTATTATTTCCAATATCATACCATATACTCCACATTGGTTACATTCGCCCAACGAAAGCTTCTCCAACCTTGGGCGTTAATATCCCATACTGAACAGACGTCGGCATTTTCTTTCTTGGCTTTAACCATCTCACCTTCAGCAAGTGCCTTTGGCGCTGGCGCTGGTGGTACTACCGAGGGGTCGAGTGTACAGGTCATAACACGTACATCACCACTTACTTTTGTAAAGGTAACAACTGCCTCTTGCTCTTTTAAGAGATCTTTCAACCACTGACGGCCTTCTGGTATATCCAATTGAACCATATCTAATCGAACCATTTGTTTTTCCATTTTACTTCCTTTCACCCCAGCAGTAGCCGGTTCCTTTAATGTTTAATTCCTTATACTGTGTATCAATATACTCCAGTGCCATTTCACAGTGTTCCCGTGTAATGAAGGTATCCATTACAATGGGTTTGTTCAACGGCGCACCGGTTGATTCAATCATATAAATTAAAATCCACGTTGCCATAATTAATCCCACAATGCTCGGTAATACTTGCCAAAGAGTCGGTAACCATTATCGACGCGTTTATTATCATCAGCAGCAATCCATACCTTATCGTCGTCATTGAGAATACTAAAGGCATATATCATTTCATCCAACACCCAATCCCAACGAGCTTCTTCAATTGTAATGTGTTCTGGGTTACACACCTCATAGTCAAATAGTTGCATCTGACCACCAAAAAAGTATTCCTCAGCAGTGTCAACTGCTCGTAGGTTTTCCGGAACATCTTCAAGATCAATTCCAGTAGGATATCCATGCTTCGTAGCTTTCAACTGCACTAACATTGGATGCACTATCTTGGCTAGTGTGTTATCCATAGACCATGTATCATACGGATCGATGTGGATTACTTCCTTACGAGTGTCGGTCTTTTGCCACCATTGCATCAGTCTGTATAACCAAGTCTCTGATCGCTCATCTTTTTTAAAGATATCAGAGACTGTTGTGTATGGTACCCATTTACCATGAGCAATAAAATCACCCAAGGTCATAATGATATCATCATCCTTGTCTTTCCAGAAAAGGATCTTCTCAGCCAACTGATATGGACCAAACCAATTTTTATAGGGACCTAATTCGATTTTCATAATAGTATTATAACACAAAATTGAGCAAAAGTAAACACTTTAATATTCTTCAGTTTCTATGTCTATTAAAAGTTTGCTATAAAAGAGTAACAACTCCTTATTACTCCACTGATTCCATGGTTTAATATCATAGTTAATCTGACTGTATGGCATCAACTTTATTATTGCCTCGATTACTAAATTACGCATTTATTACTTGCATACTACCGTCACGTACGACATAGACTGTTTCACACCCATTGGAACGAATGTACGCTCGGCCGCCATCAATCATATTACCGTTATTAAAACTTTTATAATCATGATGACTTTGACTATACTCTAATTGACCCGCATCATTTTCCACAACACCAAACTCTAGTTCTTCAACGTTGTCTGCGTTGCAGATCATTACATCTCCATTATAAGTGTACAGCCCAAAATAACGATTGCCAAACTCAGGATGAGGGGATTCCCTAAAGAAAATATCAACAGGGTGATTGCTAACGCGAAGGTCAGTGGTACAGATATACGTGATAGGAACGTTGTCTTTTTCTTCATAGTGTTTAATTGCTTTTTCTATATCTAAAATTGGATAGTGTTTAATCATCATACTGGTTTCAGTGACGACCTTTGCCACAACATCAATGTCTGTTTGGCGTGGAATCTCAATACGCACCCATTCTTTGCCTTGTTTTTGCAGGAGGAATGGCTTTGTTACCTTATGTTCGTTCATAATTTTTCTCCTACTTCAAATCCGCGGAATGTTTTAAAGCGTGGAAAGCGCAGGCTGTAAGTGCCGTCTTGATTTTGGGTTACAGCATCTGCCCGAACTTCAACAAGCTGATTAACAACAGAATCCCTATCAGTCCAAAAAGTGGATCGTTGCTCATCCGTAAAACCACTGCCCACATTGACAAGTATATCCTTGCCGTCATCTTGTCCAGCGCATACAAAAGCCCCAAGTCGTCCTTCATTCCGTCCAGTTCCTTCTTCTAGCTCGGTAATACTTAATGTTACTTCAATAAATGGTTTGGCTTTGAGCCAAGCGTGGCTGCGTTTGCACTCATAGGGTGCATCAACATCCTTGATCATAACACCCTCATATCCACCGTCTACAGCCGCTTTATTCAGCTCTACAAAGCGTTTGTTGCCTTCAGGTGTGTCTAAGTCTACAGTTTCCCACTCAAGTGCTTGTACGTGCTTTAAAATGTCCTTGTGATCTTCT